AGGGTTGGCGGCGCGAATCTCTTTCGGCAGGTTGTCGTAGGCGTACTTCACCTTTTCCCGGAACAGGCGCTTGGCGTCGTTCAGGGTGTGGGCGATCAAGGCGCACTTGGCGGCCTCAAACAGCGCGGCGTCCAACTGGACGATGCAGACCAGCGTGGTGAAGCCCAACTGCCGGGCCTTGAGGATGATGTTGCGGGTGTGCATCCCCTGGAAGTAATCGACCTGCTCCTGCGTCATGCGGAAGCGGACCTTCTTGCCCTGCTTGTCCGTGATGAAGTAGAGGTTGTTCAGCCGCCAGAACCGATCCCGGAGCAATTTCAGGTGCTCGGGCTTCATGGGTCAGGCTTCCTTCGATAGTTCATCCATCAGCTTGGACAGTTCGTCCGCTTCGTCCGTCTTCTCCTTCTCATCCAGGCCGAATGCCTGACGCTCGAGCACCTGGAGGTTCTTCATAGCCGAGGACAGCTGGAAAAGGGTTTTGGCGTTGCTAGGCAGGGCCACCGCTGCAAGCATCGAGCTACGACGAAAGCCACTCTCATCATCGGCAGTCTCTTCAGCAATGGCGTCCTCGATCTCCTCGCGGCGCTTGATCGTGGTGAGCAGATCATCCATCAGAAGGTTCGCAATATTCGTGGCCTTGCGAATATCACGGCGGTGGCTGCGAACCACTTGCGCGCCTTCCTCCGCAGCCTCCTCGATGATTTCGGCGTCAAGTTCGCGGTTCGCGCCTTGGTCGTTGCGAACCTCTCCGCGAACCAGCTTGCTGCGAACCTCTTTCCGCACCTGGTCAGAAAGGTCTCTCGCCCACCCCAGGGCCTTGGCCTTCTTCCGGATCGCGGTGTCACTCACGCATTGGCGCTCAGCGATGGTTCTGATGGAAAGCGCACCGGCCCGGTAGGCTCGTTCGATCACCTCCCAGTCGGGTTGCTTGGTAGTCATAGATTTACTCTGATACTTGAAATAGTGGCGGGCTGCCGGTATTGGTGAAGGCTGATCTTTTGGAGAAACACCGATGCTGAAACTCACCGATGGCGAGAAACACTATCTGCTTGAAATGCGAGCCATAACCACTGACTCACAAGGGCGGGATATCTTTGTTGGGCTGACCTCAGACGAATCTGAACGCTATCACCTCCTGAGCAATCCACTTCGCCAAGGGACTTTTGAGGAAAAAGACGAATATCTGGCGCTCAACGAGAAACACGAAAAAGCTCGTCACCAAGTGCTGGCGGCGGAACACATCAAGCGAACCGAGTCACCATCCCTGCATTAATTCGCATCGGACGGTAGGCGTCAGCTGTCGTCCGATAGCAGCACATCAATCAGTTTCTGCTCACCCAGGCGCATGGCACCCAAGCACTGCAGGTCGTCGCACTTGGGGCCCAACCCGAATACCGTCACCTCGCCTTTCGGCCCCATAAGGGTCAGCGCACCCACAGTGCATTCCGGATGCACGCCGGCATCGAGATCATCAGCGATCTTGCGTAGGGTCTTGGCAGCGTCGCGCCAGCTCTCACGCTTAAACTCAACGAGCTTTGCAGTCATGCCTTCACCATATTGTGGGTTTGTGCGTGGGCATGACCGTGCAGCCCGGCGCAATCAGGCCCTGGGGCAGCCCGGCAGCCTTCGCAGCGTCGATGGCCTTGGCGATCGCGCTATCCAGATCGGTCAGCGCTTTGTTGACGTCCTGGCTCAACGGAAGCGCATGGCGTAGGCGGGTTCCGTCGCCCATCAGCTGAAAGGATCAGCAGGCCTGGCGATCGAGCGCACGAACCACATGAAGCCTTGCTGCAGGTTGGTCTTGGCCAGGGCCAGCAGCCGCGGGTCAACGCCCTCAATCTGGCCAATCTGCTTGAACAGCTCACCGGCGTCGACCTCCAGGGCCTTGATGGAGTTCATGCCGTCGATCTCGCTCTGGGTGAGGTCGCGGTAGCCGGTGATCTTCTTGTGCTGGTTGTCCATGGTGAATCCTCAGGTTGTCGCGCCACGGTGTGGCGCATTCGAAAACGTGGCGCGGACTACTTGCCCCGTCGCTCAATTCCGCCCGGCGCCTTATCACAGCGCAGACAGTGCTCGCAGTTCAATGTCCGACACAGCCAAACCTTCACTCGCTGCCAGTACGTGGCCATGAAGACGTGCCGAACGCCGGCCAGGGCCAAGGATGCGTACAAGGTCGCCTCTGCGACCGACTGAGACATGATCAGCCTGTCGTTGCGCACCAAGAGCGCGTACCCACTCAGCGCGATAGTCGCGTAGATCAACTTCCCCAGCACCCCGTCGCGGACCTTCCCGCTCAAGCAGCACCAGGTCGCCCATAGCGCGATCAGGCCAGCAGACCACGTCGCAACGTGTTCCAGAATCATGTGCCACCTCCCCCGAACTTCGAACGAATGAACGCCCAAAGGTCAGCAGCTTTGATTGCCCGGGTGATGGCAGCGATCAACGAGCCGCCGAAGGTGCCGAGCAGAAAACCGATACCGGCAACGCTGCGGGGCTCAACCACTCCCAGGTTAGCGCTTACCAATCCGGTCAGGTAATGGGCGCACACAGCACCCGAGAAAATGAAAACGGCCCAGGCCTTACGATCTACCAGGTCATCGCGGTGCCACCAGCTCGCGGCGAACGCGCCAACCAACCCTGCGGTAAACCAGGTATCAAGCCTGTCGAGCAGGCGGTATAGAAACTCCATGCGCTCGACTCCGTGGGCATGACTCAAGAAAAAGGGGGGCATCGGAAGCACAATGGGATTGAGGATTTCATGTGCTTTTTTGCAGGAAGCAGAGCGTCCGGCACAAAAGTCGGACGCTCATGAACGCTTACAGGTTGTCGTAGGTCATCCATACGCTGGAGTTGTCATTCCCTGGAGCCCAGAAAATACCGAGCCCAGCCGGAACCACCAGTTCATATGGAAGAGTGTCGAAATTGGGAGCGGCCGACGCTGCAAAAATCGCCGGGTAGCTATCCATGCGATGGCTGAGAGGAGGCTTCACTGTATCTGCATACAGACGACCGCCCGAAGCGGAGGCAGTACGGATAACGATTCCGGTAGTGTTTGCCGCAGGCTCTACCAGAACATTGACATATTGCCTGTAACCTACTTGGTTGATGAACTTGCTACCCACAGTAACTTGAGTCATGAGATATACCTTTTGAGTGAAATGAGTGATGCGGATGGTTCCGCTTTCATGTCGCTCAAAGGCGATGGGTTGAAGCTCTTGGCTTTCAGTGACTACCTAATGGAAACTAGTCCACGTTTTGGGCGCTGGGCGCGGGTAACACATCATAAGTAATAAAGACCAGAAGTTGGCCATTATTCTCATAAGCCCAGAGGCCGTTACCAGGAGGTAGATAGACTGGATTTGGGAGTGTCTCTGAACTTGACCACGCCATCAACAGCACCGGGACACCAGGACCACTCCAATAAGAAGGCTCAGCTGTACCGGTCGAAATAAACGAGAGGCTACTGCCTACGATCTGAGTAGTACGCAGAATGATTCCATTAACGTTCGCAGACGGTGCAATAAGCTGTTGTTTCCGTGTGACGTTGGCAGATATGAACTTTTGGCCAAGTGTTACTGGTTCCATGATTTTCACCTTTGAGTCGAGTAAGTGATTGCGGAGATTTCCGCACTCATGTCGCTCAAAGGCGATTGCTCGGGGCTCAAGGCCCTCACACGAGTCGAGAAGGTAAGCACCAGCAATGCGGTGGGTTTCGCTTCTGATACACCCGAGGAGTGAAATTACTATCTCAGCAAGATGCTGTATATGCAACCAGTATTGATTCTGACTATTCGTATCCACGGTCAGAAGGCCTCACCCGACCGGCCTGGTCTCGTCATCGACACTCCAGAAACGAAAAAGCCCCAGCGGATGCCAGGGCCCGGGAACAAAATACCCGCACAAGGCGGGCATTTCGGGAAATTGCTGTTTCAGATCTGATGGCTGTAGAACAGCGAGTACGACTCGATGCCGTCGTTGGGCTCCTTGATGCCAGCGTTGGAGTAGTGAATAGCGCGAATGCCGACCTTCTGAGTCTCGCCGATCTTCAGGCCAGCACCGATGCGGTCTTCGAAGTTAAACGCCGAACCGAACTCTTGGTCACCTGCGGAGGTTCCGGAGAACACCGCTACCCCAATGCCTGCCTCAACGAATGGTTTCACGTTGCCGCTACCGAACTCGTAGACGAACACCGGAGCGAAAGACAGCGAGTGCGTGCCACCGGAAGCGTCTCCAGCCTCCCAATAGTTATAGCCCGCGTCCCAGTAGCCCGTGAGGCGCCCTGTATTGGACTCAAACCAACTCTTGTCCCAACCGAAACCCATACCTACCCGGGCAGTAAGGCCACCTTGACTAGTGGCACCAATCGCACCTGACAATTCCGCGGAATTCACACCAAAGGACGCGCAGGAAAACAGTAAAGCACCCAGCAGAATTTTCTTCATTTTATGACCAATAAGTACTGATTATGAGAGGCGTAAGCAATCATCGACGGCTAAGAGGCATTGAGCCATCAAATCGTTCAATGAAATTTTCACCTGTCATTTTTAACTTATGATTTGGCCGTTCTTACCTATGAGTGGCGCAGATTTACTGGTGAACACAGCAAATAAAAAAACCGGCTCAGTGGCCGGGATTTGTATTTAGCGTGCGTTTCGCGTTACTTGTGCACTATGGGAAAAGTACGCATAAAACCCCACCATGTCAATACTTTTATGCCGCCTTTTCATCATTCTCCGAATGAATCACCTGCCATATAGGCTGTTGAGCCTGAACATCCACTTCTTTGATGACGTCCTTCAGGGAATCCCACAAGGCGAGCCAGTCACGATTCCAGTGCTTGGGCTCGATGGTGACACCGAAGAAACCCTTCATCTCAGAGGCGATCCGGGCCGGCCCCCACTCCGCCGCACCGTGAGCCTCCCCCTTGTAGGACTGGAGGGCCAGGGTTACCAAGTACTGAGCCTTCACGCGCTTGGCCGATGTCAGATCGGGCAACGCCGCCTTGGCGGTAATCAGCAGCACTGCGTTCAGCAGGTGCTTCATGTTCATCGCCGGGTGGTACAGGTAGTGTCCAAACTGCTGTACCTGGAACGGCAGCGTGTCGATGGCGCGCAGAACCTTACCGATCGTGGCCAGGTGTGCAGCACGGGCTGTGGACCGACCAATCGGCGTGCGGCGTGTCTCGCTGATGCTGATCCGCTGCCCCGGAACCGAGAAGCGCGCGGCCTCCTCCCCTTTCTCACTGCCCAGAGCCGGAAACTGCGCCTCGCGCTTGCCAATACGGCCGCCAGTCTTCACCGGTGCCGACTCGGCCCGCTCAATGGCAATAGCGCTGATCGACGCGTTCGATTCGTGCTGTGCCTCTGTCCATACCTGCCTTGCGTTGATCAGCTTCATGCTGCGATCCCCTTCTTCAGTTCTTTGATCTTTTCGCGGTAGTCGGCCTTGATGGCCTTGATCTCTTCGATGGTGTACTTGCGCGCGGGATGCGGCCCTTCCAGCCAATCCAGCTTCTCGGCGCCGATTCGTTGCAGGAGCGAAAGCCGGTAATTCACCAAGTTGCCGGACAGGTGCGTATTACACGGGGCACACTGCTTCCAGACGTTCAAGGGCTCAAAGCGGATTTCTGGGTTCGCGCCTACGCTGCGGTAGTGGCCAGCGTGGTACTGGCCGTCGTGATGCCGTCCGCAGCTAACGCAAGGCAGATCCGCATCGCGCAGACGTACCCATTCGTTGAACACGGCCTGGGCTTCTCGGAAGTGCTCCGCCCTACTCTTCAGCCTTTCCTTTCGGACCTTGATCTCTCGGCGCTCAACATCAGCCAGGGCTCTTCGGGCGCTTGCCTGCCCCTTCTCTGACTGGCCATGAGCGATGGCGCACTCGATCTCCCCGCACACAGCCTGGGAGGCGCGCACGGGCGTGAACATCACCCGACAGGCCGGGCAGCGCTTGCGACGCTTGCCGACGGACGTGAGCGGGGTTTTGCGCTGTAGCGGGGTACGCTTCATGCTGACCTCCAAATCTGGTCGCGCGTCCTCAGGCCATTTTTCTTAGCCTCGCGCTTCACCTTCCGCAGTTCGGCCTGAACCTGCTCGATGGTCATTTCACCCGCATGGATCTTGGCTACAAGAGATGCGCGCAGTGCTGAGCTGTCGGCAACAATCCCCTGCTCTTCGGCGATCTGGAGAGCCACACGCTTATCCAGTCGACTGTCGTACCAGTCGCGCCTGCTCATACCTCCTCCTTGGCTTTCTGCTGCTCAGTAGCGAAGTCGCCGCGAAGGGGCATCAACCACTTCTCCCACACGATGGCTTTGTCTTCGCTCACCACCCAGACCGGCTCACCGCCGTCCTGCTCGTAGACCCCAGGGTCATTCGGATCTCGGCGATCAACTGGCCCCACGCAATGACGACTCACCAACTCGACACACGTCCCGATGACAGGCGGGAATGTGTGATTGGTCACCAGCGCCAAGTCGCCCGGCTTGAAGTTGTGGCTCATGCAAAGCTCCCTATCTGATCAGCAGCAGCCAAGGCGGCGCTTTCGGTCGTCGTCCATGTTGGCCCAGCTGATCGACTTTGCCTCTTTGCGCACGCCATCAGGGGTACGCACCAGGTGGAAGTGGCCGGCCTCGATGGTCACCCACTCGCGGAAAGCTTCGCGGGACTTGTCGACTGAGGGGAAGCGTTCGGCGCGAGCCTGTTCAAGCCCAACGATGTAGGCATCAACCGCATTCGACAACTGCCCAGGCTTGCCACTCTGCGCCTCGAAGAACTTGGCCAAGCCGCGAATGCCACGCATCTCCTGGCGCGGGATCAGGCCCCCGACCGGCTCCCAGTATTCCCACGCCAGATCCAGCATGGCGAAGAACTTGCCGTGGAACCGGGCGTTTCTCATCTTGGTGAACTTGCCGTGGATGACCTGGCCAGCTTTCCAGCACTGGATGACTTCACGGTCTGCCTCAGTCGCCGGCACCAGGCCCTGAGCAGTGCGAATAAGAGCGAGTTCAGCCATGGCTGACCTCCTTGCAAGAGAAATTGCAGGAAATTAATATCCGCAGTACCAGCCTCCACCGCTCGTAAGCCTTGCGGAAGTCTGTACGCAGCAGGAGGCTGGAGTTCATACCATCCCCGCCCTTCCTCAAGGCTGCATCGTGAATTGCGTCGTCAGTCATTGCGAGATCCCCTTAAGCAGATCCTGCAACTGCTTCAACTTGCCCACGGCCTCGGCATTGGCCTCACGCTCAGCCTCAACGGACAACGCCACTTCTTCGATTCGAGTCGACAAAGCCTTCATGCGCTTACCGAACTCATCAGCCAGAACGACAACCTCACCGGAGAGGCTGGCCAAGACATCCAGGGCGCCGGCCTCAGGCTTCTTGATGGAGACTACGGTTTGAGTCGCTTGCTTCGGCATGACTTGTTCTTTCCTTGGTTTTGGGGTGGTGGCGGTACGCTGGAAGTGCCCGTTGACCGGCTCGCGGATTAGGCCCTGCTCTTTCAGCTCGCTAAGGCAGGCGCGAACCGTCGGGAACTGGGCGCTGCTGGCTCTCGAGGCTTGCAGAGCGCGGTGGATTTCGAGCGCCGCCCAGTGCGACTGGATCGGAACGACCTGAAAAACCTTGCGCGCCAAGGCAGTCTGGCCGGCGAGCATTTGTTGTTGCCTGGCTTCATTCATTGAGTCGACCTCGCTACTTCCAACTGTTCGGACTGCTGAATCAGCAGCGCCCGGCGCCCCATCAACTCGTTGGCCGCCTGAATTCGTAGCTCTGCTTTTTCCTCGGCAGAAACTCTGCGCATGGCCAGCATCGACTCCTTCACCTCGGCAAGCTTTTCGCGCAGCTTTGGCGAAGGCCGCACGACCTCACCAGTTAGCAGTGCAACAACGGCCCGGCCGTCTTCAGTAACCGGCGTGACACTTAGATCGGCCAGGTAAAGCTGCCCACGCTCATGCGGGATGCGCTGCATCTGCACGGCCTTGGTGATCGCTTGGGTACGGCGGTTCGCATCGAAGCCGACAGACACATGCCAGTTGACTGGCTTCGCATCCTCGCGGGCCTGGCTCACGAACCGCTGGTAGGCGTCGATGAACGCCATGCGTGCGCCGATTTTGTCGCCGCCATCCAAGATGGGCTTCGCCGCAGCCAAGGCCAGCTGAATCTCGTCCGTCAGCACCACGGTCTCGAACTCGTCATTGGTGGTCATCGCGATGGCCCAAGCCTCATCCTTGCCAGGGCGCCCATCGGCCGATTGGGCATGCTTCAGGATCGATGCAACCGTGAGTCGACCACCTTCGATACGGCAGTTACGGAGCGCTGCGGTAAGCACCGGCTCGGTGTGCTCGCGCAGGTCCTCGACCATCAGCAGCGCCGCAGCCTGCGTGAGCTGCTGCCCCATCACCTCGGCAGTGGCAAACAGGGACAGGAGCAGTCGTTCTTGCTGTGCGTCATTCAGCATGAGCTGCAGCCTTCTTGGCTCGGAGCGCTTCAAGGGCCTGTTCGGCAGCGCTGAAGTTGGTCTGGGTCTGCTCGATCTGCCGGGCCGTGGTCCCGCTCATCTGGCGATTGGTGATCCACTGGGTGTGGTAGCTCTCGGCGTTGACCAGCAGCTCGTTGAGGCTGTGGCACTTGCGCACGACTCCGGCGTCGCTGTTTTTCAGGAAGTGCGCTGCGACGTGGTGGGCGACATCGGCGCCGAGGCGGTCGACCAACTGGCCGAGCTGGCCACCGACCTTGCCATTCCACACCGGCCAGGTGCTGTAGCGCTTGCGATAGGCCATGGCGTAGTTCGCCCAGGCCTTGAAGGTTTTGCAGGTCTGGTCTTTCGGGCCCGGCATGTCGGCGGGAATTTCGACTCGGGGCACTTCGATGCGATCAAGCACCACCAACCCACCGGATGCGGCCGGCTCCCCGGAGCCGCCGTGCAAGTCCTGACTGGTATCCTGATTGGTACCCTGATGATTGGTATCCTGATTTGTCGGATTTTTTTCCGACCCTTGCTCGGATTTTTTTCCGACCTTGCTCGGAGATTTATCCGAGGTGGATCGGATTTTTTTCCGACCTTTGTTTTCTGCTGGGGTCGGATATTTTTCCGACCCATCGAGCTTCTGATTCCACTCGACGGCCTTTTCGGTCAGCCGGAAAAGCGTGATGTTGGAAGTGCTGGAAAGCTCGATTAAACCGGCCTCGTCCAGGGCCTTCAGCATGCGATAGGCAGTGTCTGGCTTGTCGGTGAGAAGCGGCAGCTCCTCAATGATCTTGGCCTTGCTCAGCGCGAAGAAGATCCCATCGTCAGTCTTGACCGGCTTGGTCCAGCTCGGGCAGCCGTAGAGAAAAGCGAACAGCAGGGCCTGCTGAGAGTTCAGCCCCCACTCAAGCGCCTTCACCTGGTTGATCGTGATGGTGAACTGCATTTCAGGCCTCCGCCGATCCGCGGAAATCAATGACCTTCACGCCCTTCCAGCTATTACAGCTGGCACAGAGTGTTTGGAGATTCTCTAAAACGGCCTCCCCACCCAAGCTTTCAGGGTAAATGTGATCGGCCCGCAAGTTTCTGTGATCGCCACAGCGCAGGCAGCGATACAGATCGCGCTCGACAACCTGGGTTCTTATGGATTGGCCGATAACAGCTTTTTTAGGCCTTGGCGCCTCCTCGTTCGGCCAGGTAAGCCAGGTACCGCCATGCTTCTTGCTATAGGCGTTCGCAATTCGTTCGGCGCACTCTCCGCAGACAGAGGCACCTGGCACCTCAAGGGAATAGCAGTACATGGCGTTGCGAGCTTCCTGGCTGGAGTCGCCACATACTGGGCATGAAGTCGTAGGCACCATGCTCACGCGGCACCTCGCAGGGCCTTGTCGTGAGTGAACAGGCCGTCCCAGGTCTTTTTCATAGGCAGCTCGCCAGCCAGATACAGGTCGTACAGGCGCACCGCGCCCTTCTTGAGCAAGACTGGCGTGAAGGAAATGAAGGCTTCTTTGCCGTGGGGAGTGACTTCGTGCTGGTGCTCGGTCATGTACTTGTCGCGGGCATAGGAAGCCACGCGAAGGCGCAGGCCGGACTTGCTCTCGTTGTAGAGCCAGCTCCGACTCTCCAGGTACTTGCCCACCTGCATCACGTTGACCCCATTGAGGCCCTTGCAGAATTGGGTGTGGGTCATGCCTTCCTTGAACAGGTTTTCCAAGGAGTGGATCTTGGTAGCCTGGGCTTCGACCTGAATGGTCAGCTGAAGTCGGGCCTGCTCTGCCTCAAAGGCCAGCTGGATCAGATCCATGCGAGAAAGCTCGCGCGGCTGGGCAATGACTGCTTCAAGCTCGCGCCAGCGGCGAACGACAGCCAGGCGCATCTTGGCGCTGTAGCCGGTCAGCAGCGTGTCGGTCATCTCTCGGTTGAGGTTGAAGCACGGCAGGAAGCGCCCGGTGCTGTCCTTGTACTGGGCTGAAAAATCAGCCGAGTCGATTTCAAGCTCAGCGAGCATCGAACGGATATCAGCAAGCACGTTCTTGTGCAGCTTCCCGGTCAGCTCGGCGATCTCGACAGACGACATAGTCCGCGCCACGTTTTGCGAGCTCTGAAAACGTGGCGCGGTATTGGTAGGGGTATTGCTGGAATTGGGTTGGCTCTGCATAATCGGCCTCATCAGGTGTTAATGAATCAGCCGGGGCGCAATCCCGGCTTTTTTGTGCTCGGGATTTAGGCAAGCTTCAAATTCGGTCGGTGCTTTGCGATCAGCGCTTCAGCCTTTCGGCCAAGCTCCCCTGCCCGCGCTTCAACCTGGCGGCATTGCTCGGCGAACGCTGGCAAGTGCGGAAGGTCCTCCTCGCACATCACCTGGTCGTCAAATACTTCGCTGCCGGTATCGATCACGTCGCCCAGAGCACGGATCAGCGCACCGAAGCTTTTGTTGGCGCATTGATCGCTCTGCATCTGGCGGGCGCCTGTCAGGCCGTGGCGACCGGCCAGCTCGTTGATGCAGTGGTCGCGATACTCTGGCTCAAGAGCATTCACCCAAGGCTCTTCCAGCCACGACGGCATTTCCTGATCACCCGAAAGCCAGCGCTGCACACGCTTCAGCCAGCGGCCGGTTGCCTTCACGAACTCCCCCACATCGTTCGTGCGCGCCAACTCATTAAAGTCCGGGACCTTTGCCTGAATGATCTTGGTGGCGGGAACACGTAGGCAGATTTCACGACTCAGCGCTTGAGCGAAAGCGTCCTGACTCAGGCTGGTACGGGCGATCTGGTTTGCGGCATGCGCCACCAGCACCTGGTCACGGGTTTGCACGTTCTGTCTTGAACTGGACGTATTCATGGAGACTGCTCTCTTCTAATCTGGACTTACTGAGGAGGTGGACGGAGCAGTCGCTCAAGCGACCATCTCGCCCCAGGGAAAAGAAGGGCAAAGCTGCCCCCTCTTAACTTCGCCACCTGTAAGCGCCTCGATTTGAAGCGCCCTTGCTGCCGGAACGGGCCGATCTCCCGAACACCACTGGCTAACAGTCGGGGTTCGAACATCAAGACGGCTGGCAAGCGCTGTTTGGCTGCCCAAAATCCCGGCTGCCTTCCGAACCGCTTCTGCTGGTGTCATGGGTTTTCTCCGGTTTGTCATGCGCCAAATATAAGGCATTAGCTAATCACTAACAAGCCATTGCCTACTCGGCAACGGACTAGGCTTAATTAGGCAATGCTTACAGGAATAGAATTAGGCGCAGCCATCGAGCGAGCTCGGGTCGCCAAAGGCGTTACAAAGAAAAAGCTCGCCGAAGATTTCGGCGTGGCGGGCCCCTCTGTCCAGGGCTGGGTAAAGACGGGGCGAATAGACAAATCTAAGCTCATGGAGCTGATTGAGTATTTCTCAGATGTCGTTTCCCCTGCGCACTGGGGGCTGAGTGAGCGTATGGGGGATATTCTGAGCGTCGCTGAAGCTCCAGCGATCAACGACTCGTCACCGAAGGCGGGCGTCAAGCTTTCCAACATCGAGACCTGGGACGACACAACCCCGCTTCCTGACGACGAGGTCTACGTCCCTTTCCTGCGGGAAGTAGAGTTGGCAGCCGGCTCCGGTCGATTCGTGATCGAGGAAAGCGACACCGCCAAGCTGCGCTTCTTCAAGAGCGATCTGCGCCGCAACAATGTCCAGTTCAGCAATGCCAAGTGCGTGATCGTCCGCGGCAACAGCATGTTCCCAGTGCTGCGCGATGGCGCCACGGTCGGCGTGAACACCGGAAAGAACTCGCTTGGCGATATCGTCGATGGCGACCTCTACGCAATCAACCACAATGGCCAGTTGCGCGTGAAGCAGGTCTTTCGACTGCCCACCGGCCTGCGCCTGCGCAGCTTCAATCGCGACGAACACCCGGATGAGGACTACACGTTCGCTGAGGTCCAGCAGCAGCAGATATCTATCCTGGGCCATGTGTTCTGGTGGGGAATGTTTGCTCGCTGACAGCTAATCGAAACCAAGATAAATGGAATGGACTCCATGAAAATGCTTGTAGTTGCTGGAATCATCGCTCTGGCTGCAATAGCCATTTATACCCAGATAACGGTTTTCATCGTGCCGCCAATAGGTGCAGTGCCCGAGGGTCGCACGGTGGTAATGCTCCGCCTGAACAAGACCAATTTCGTAGACAGCCCGGACGCTATGTGCGAGCGCATCCAAGGTGGGGTGAGCCTGTTGTGCCGAGGGATGACAATGGCCGCGGTGGTTGAGAAAACCAAGATCATCGCCCGCCTCCCCTACTCGGATTGGCTTTATCTGATTTCTACAGATGGAAAGCGATACGAGCGATGACTCAACTCATTGCGTAACCGATGTAAAAACCTGATGGAGCTCCTGGAGTTCATAGGCAACCTTTTCAGCGGGCTGAGCAATTACCAGCCCGATG